AGAGTGTAGTCCGCATACACCAAGCCCAAGACTTCTGCCTTTTCGGGTAAAAGCTACTGCTTTTTCAAGACCCGGAATATTCTTAGCCCGCTCGATAAACTCTTGGCATACACAATCAAGGAAAACTGTTGCAACAAACACCGCATCAGTATCTTTCCACTCATCCCACAACGCAACATTCATGCTAGCTAACACACAAGTGTAGGTATAGTCCTTACTTGAGTGCAGAGTTATTTCATTACAAAGTTGAGCTGCTTTTACATCCAATCCTTTATCCATGTACCACTGAGGGCGTTTAGCATTAACTTTATCAGGGAAGAAGAAATAACCTTTTCCTGTAATCATCTTCGTCTTCAATGCCTTAGCATAACGCTTAAGTGCATCTTCGTCTTGATTTTTAAGACGTTCAATAAAAGCTTCGCTGACATTCCATCCAATATTGTTTCCGTCTGGATGCTGCTCAAGATATGTGCAGACCTCATCAAAATCCCCGTGATCGATTGGAAGATACCCTGCCCACGAACCACGGCGGGCTGTCCCTTGGCTTACGTACTCCATATCTTTCTGGAAACCTTCGATTACAGGCAGAACCCCCGAAGATTTACCACCTACACTAATCTCTGTACCACGAGGACGGATATCGCCAAGGTACCCACTCGTACCAAAACCCATTTTAGTCAGCATTGCAGTTTCACGCTTAGCCGCATAGATGCCATCAATGCTGTCAGGAACATAACTTCCTGCACAACTTACTGGAAGTCCTCGGTTTGTCCCAGTATTCGCTAGGACTGGTGTAGACGGGCTAAGCCAGCCTTTCCACATAATACTAAAGAACTTCTCTTTCCATTCTTGCGGGTCTGGGGTATGCACTGCTAAAGTTGCTGCAATACGTTGATATTGCTCTTTGGGGTTCGCTGCTTGGTACAGGTACTTGTTTTTAAACAGCTGCCACCCCCCAGTAGACCACCATTCCGGCATCAGACCCTCAGCCTGTAGTTTTTTCCTCTCTTCACTCAGTTTATCGTAAACACCACTAGACATTTTATCTCCTTAAAAAGTAAAACCTTTACCACTCCAATCCCGCTGGTACTGATTACCCTGCGAGCTGAAGAAATCTTGTGCTTGATAGCCGTTAATACCCTTGTAAAACCAATCCGCTACAGGATTGTAATCAACTTTGAATAGATTATCATAGCCGAGATTACGAAGGCACAGATTGATTCGACTTTGAGCAAAGTGTTCAAGCTGTGTATCTGTAATACCTTCTATCTTACCTTTTTCAAAAATCTTTTCAATGATTAGTTTCTCATGATCGAAGACCGTTTGTGCAGCTTTGTAAATATCCTCTTTTAGTTTAACCTCGTAGTCATTGTCAATTTCCCCAGCATCTTTCAACTCCTGTTTGAGAGTCCTGAACAACCAAGCCGCTGCCTCTGAGTGCAAATTCTCATCACGAGCAGAGAAGTTAATCCCGGACACCACATTTAGAAGCTTGTTTTTACCCTGACTCTGAAAGTGTTTGAGGAAGGCGAAACTAGAGTAAAGAATTGCACCCTCGCCAAAAGTAAAGCTACCAAGAGCACGGAGATCGTCAGCTTGATCCAGTGTTTGCTCTAAAAAATCAATCCGTTGTTTTAGCTGTTCATCCTCAATGTAGGAGTCATAAAACTCGTCCGTAGCTATGCCTAGCTCTTCATTCAATGTCTTATAGAAAAACAGATGAACGCCTAACTCCATTGCACCAAAGACTGCTGCCATTGGTTGAATATCGGCTGGTCGCGGGAATTTCTTCATAACAAAATTTAGCCAGAACTCGTCCCCGATAATCTGCTCGTATTTAGAGAAAAGTTTTAGGACTGTAACTGTCCCGTGCCTTTCCGATTCACTCATTTCAACCAGAATATCTTGCTTATCCTTGGCAACCTTCACTTCAAAATGTGGCCAGAACACTGCTTGTTGCTTGTTCATAAAATCAATAGCTTCTGGATAGTCAGCCGTAAAAGTTGACTTTGGTGTCTTAATTCGAACCGTCACAAATACTCCTTAAATATCTTCTTTCACTTTACTATGCTTCTTCATGTGGTCAATCAAACTACCTGTGAAGTTAGCTTGTTTACCCATCGCTCCAAGTTGAATCCGCAGATGTGGATCATCACAAGCAGCTACCCGTGCATCCCAAGAACAAGCTGGATTCCTGAGCCAATCAGGATCGCTCCTCTCAATCCCCTCAAAGCGTGAGCATGTTACCACTTTACCCTGAAGATTGCGATGTGTACACACTACTTCTTCAATCTCTGCACTTGTATCAATTCCATTCTCAAACAGAATCTTTTTAATTGTTTCTTTATCGTCTTTACCAAAAGCCTCAGCAAACTCTTTGATTAGTACAAGATCACTCATACTCAAACTAAAATCTACAGACATACTACTCTCCTTTAGACAGCAGGCTCAAAAGCCTGCGTCATTGTTATAAAACTCTTGTGGACTAACACCTTCCTGATATGCAACAAGAACTTCATCAGCACGATCAATCAACATGCGACGAACATTATCTCCTGTTGCAAGATCACGAACTTTGTAGATGATAACAAGCTCTGCGAAGTATTGTGCAAAAGTCATTTCAAGAACAGACATATTATTTCTCCAACATTTCTTCAAGGAATGGAAAGTACTTGAGTAATTCTACCTTAGCTTTACGAGCAACGTCTACAACTTCTTTCTGAGCAACACCCTCATCGTCTCGCACTTGGATGAAGTGCAGCCAGCTACGTACTGTACCGTTCATGTACATGCGGCTCATTGTCAAGCCTTCTGGGAGAATTACACGAGCCACTTCTTTAGCAATACCATTATCTAACGCCCATTTGTAGTGCCAATCAACTAGCTCAAGAATCTCAGCTTGCTTGCGTTTCCACTCTGAGATAATAAAAGAATCATTCTCAGGGTCAAGTTCTACACTGTTCTGACGGTTCTTATCGTCCTGTAAACGACATTCACGAGTAATGAAGTTCTGAGCTTTAGCATAGCGTTGACTAAACTCTTGAAAGCTAAAACTACGATGACGAAGAATCTGTCGTGCAATGTCTCGTGGGGTTTCAACCTCCATTACAATATTACAGGTTTCAAATACTGAATAATGTTTATGCTTTACACAGTATTGAAGAAGCTTACCTGCTGTATCGAAGTTTTGTTGGTTGTTAGGTGAAGATACTCTCGCACACAAAGACAGGATACCCTCGGCATTCGGGATATAGTCTACTACCGGCTGGGTCACTCCTATCACTTTACACTTATTAAAATCAAACATTATTAATCTCCTCCATAATCCTATTATACACGTGTTTAAAATTTATCCCTAAGCATGCTGAGCTTACGGCTTCTCTGTTTAAACCCAAATGCTCTGCTAACTTTTTCACTGTACCACGGGGTGCCCTCGCTAGATCACCTTTAGCTTTAAGGTACTCACGTATTGCATATTCAGCCTGCTGATCGGTAATTATGGCATTACAAGGACGAGAACCTTGTGCCTTACGCGCCGCTTTCGCTGACCTGCTTCTTACGGACGGGTCTTTATCCATTTCATTTTCTCTGGCAGTGCCTAGCACAATATTCTCTTTCGACAAGTTTAGAACATCCCCGTCGATGTGTCTCACATGAACACCTTTCTCCAAAGATTTTTCGCCGTATAGAAGGTAAGCGGCGAACTTATGGATAGGAAACGAACCGGAGCTTTTGTCTCCTTGTAAAAGGTTTATAGTATAGCTTGGATACCTTTGAGAGCCGTAAAGTCTCGGGGTTATTTTGTATCCAGATGGGCATACAAGCTTCTGCTCCTCGAAGTCGAAATCAAAACCCCTCTCTACGGCGAATCTGATGTAATCATGATATGTAGCCATATTCTTACTTGAATTCGTGTGGTACGAAAACACTAAGGTCAGGACGTTCATGATGTTTAAGCTTCATCACCTTCTGATCCTCATTACGACGCACAGTGTAATAAGTCTCTCCCTCATACACTGTAGTTTCAATATAGCACTCTGTACCTTTCTCTTCAAGCGCTTCTTGGGATTCTTTAGCGTATGTGTAGCTTGTAGTGTACTTCTGAGAGTTATTGGAGCAAACAGCCTCAATAGCTCCTTTAACATCTGCGCCATAAGCTTCAAGTAGCTGACCAAGATATGTATTCACATACCAGACATCGCAATACGCATCGAGCAATTCAACAATATCTTCGGCTTGTGCTGCATCATCTGCCTCAATTCCTTCTTCTTTGACCAAGGCAGCTTGTTGTTTCAGTTGCTTCCAAACTTCCCACAACTCCCCTTGAACAACACCATTTCCTGCAATCACATTGAACGCTTTGACAGAACTCTTACTCACTTCATCTCCTTAATTAAATATCTTCGTTATATTGGAACTTCAAAATGAACTGTGCATAGTGGATAACTTTACGAATATCCTCAGCCCCGTTCTTGTCTTGGTGACGACTTGCGTACTTTACAATATTTCCTTCACAGAAGCCAAGATTATTTGCTGTGATGTACTCGATTGGTTGAATACCCTTATCCTTATAATGGCTGCCTCCGTGTTGAATGTCAAGAATAGATTCCTTCTTTTCCATCTTATCAACTCGCCTGTCAACCTTACCACCAGAGCAATTACCTTCTTCACATTCACAATAAGAAGATCGACACTCTTCCTTTACGACACGTACAGGTGAAACCCATTCGCACTCCTCTTCATCCAACGTCCAAACCTTCCCCATGGTGACTACTACATACTGATCAAGTTGCCGAGCAGCCTCGTACTCTTGACCTGCGTAAAGCCCTTGGTAATTGTATTTACCCGTAGTTACACGAATCTTCATTTCTTATCTTCCTCCAACTTTTCTATACGCTGTTCTAGCAGACGAATATATTCTCTCAAAGCTTCTACTTCTGCCATCAACTTAGCTACGTTCTGATATAAACGATAATCTGTAAGTTCTAACATTCTCCTCTTCTCCTTATGTTTGTGTAGAATGGCACATTCCTTGTGCGTTGTCAATCAGTTATTTACTACTGACAGTAAACTACGTCACCAACCTTCCCCCGAAGCGATTGAATACCTCTTCTACTTTCTCAAGATTAAAGGCATGAGTTGTTTCTGTGTAGCCATCTCCAAACTCTGACTTGGATAATACACCACATTCCAGATTCTCTAAACAAAATCTTTCTGCCTTTATGCAATCTTCTTTTGTTTTATACTCCCACACCCCATACGAAACTAGTCTGTAGATCGTCTTCCTTGACTGGTATCTCAAGCGCATGTCTTTAGAGCGCGTCACTCCAAACTTTAGCGCTATAGGTAAATCCCCATCGTAGATTAAGTGTATGTAAGAGTATTTCTGTTTGTAGTTTCCGCATAGGCAAGGTCTACACCCCCTCTGCAAATGCTGAGGTTGACTGACACCACTTGCACCGCACACAGGACAATCTACCCGCCAATACCACTTGTCAGATTTTCTCTCCCTTGTGAACTTAGTCTCAGGATCAAATGCACCAGAATCAAAGAAAGATTTAATCATGATTGCATCGTCCATCGTGGTTGAACCTCTGTTAAAGGCAATCTGACCTTTGTATATAAAAGCGTGTGCCCTAGGAGTCCCTCGCCCCTTCTGACAGGACATTATACACTTAGACTGACCACCTTTAAAACCATCCAACCAGCCAATAAACTCGCAATCTAATTCGGCGGCTTTACGTCTGAGCATAACCTCATACTGGTTTTGTGTGTACCTAAAAGCCCATCCACAACCGCACGGTAGATACCCAAGCCTGACCAGAGAATCTTTAGTTGTCTCAAATATACCATCACCGAATAGTTCTGGGTCTCCAGAGCAAACACTGCACCTCACGGCCAAGTATCTGCGTGTCCCGCTCATTCTAGTCCAGCCTAGAACTGTAAGGCACTCTCGGAAAACTTGTCCAGTCATTTCATGTTCGTGTATTTCCATATTTATCCATAATAAAGTCCAGAGAAACAAAAGATGGTAGACCAAACCCGTCTTTTACTTCATGCAACATTGTTAAACCCCGGAAGTGGAAGTTTCCTTGGTAACCCTTGTAGGCCTCATCATGAGGGTAGCATGCGCCGTTGATGATTCCGATCTGCATCTGTCCATCCAACGTGGGGCGTATAGCCACGTCCAAACATTGTCTGTGACCGACGCAGAACGACTTCCCTACAGTTTTCAACTGATTAAGTGCAGTTCCGCCATAAGGTTTACCGGTAAACGGGTTGGCAAGAAAATGTACGTAGTTAATTCCATCCACTTCAGCAGATTTCAGGTAGGGGGAGACCTCCCACCCGTATGCCTCTAGACCAAGCTGTTCTGTTCCAATAAAACCTGTGAACTCAGGGTTGTCATTAGCAAAGCGGTCTGCACGAAACTCGTGGTTACCTACACAAAATACCATTCGAGGATTGTAGGCCTTTTTCTTTGATTTCCGAGCATTTTCTTGTACCCTGCGAATTGGCTCCATAATAAGTCGCATGCCCTCGTGGCCTGCTTCTAAGTCCTCTTTAACCCGCCGTCCCTCAAAGCTTGTCTTACCTTTATCGTAACTGCTCAGACTCTCAAAGTCAAAGTGATCCCCTATATGAATAATAACATCAGGTTTCTTGTGTGCAATATACTCCCCAATAGCACTAAGGTAGCTCATGTCAATATTAGGCTTTACTTGGGTGTCAGCAATAATCAAATGTTTTTTAGCCAAAATCATTCTCCTTTCAATTTAATAAGACCTAATGAGGTATGCGTGAACTCAATAAGGGTTTTATACAAATTGTATTTGTCCATCACTGACAACTGATGAAAGCTCTCTAAGCTCCTGTCAAGCTCATCCAAGAAGTATTGAATGTCATCACGCTTAAGCTCAGCTTGCTCTTTCTTGTCTTTAAACAACTGTACAACATTATCGTCTGACATATCAGAAAGCTCCAAGTTGCCAACACCACACTTGATAGAAACAAATAAGTTCAATCAAACCTTTGTAGAGCATGTAGTTAAATACGTTCATTCACCTCTCCTACGATCCTGTGTTTGTATTAAGCTCAAGGAAACGACTAAAGCTTTCTGCTGGAACAGGCTTTTCAATATTGTAGTCAACCTCAAACTCTGCGGACTTGCTAAGAAGCTTAATCTCTTGTTCCAAAGAATCAATCTTAGCTTCAAGCTTTGCGAAAGAAATCATCATGTTGCTGTATTGTTCGTTAGTCATCGTCGTTTCACTCCTCTTGTTCATCTCTCAGAACATCCTCAATAATCTCACCAATGCAGGTTCCACCATTGTAGTAGAGAGTTGTAATGGTTATAGAGCCATCTTCATTCTGTTGTTTATCAATGAAACCATAAGCGTCCAACTCTTCAATATGGGCTTCATATAGCACTTCGTTTATGTGGTAGATGTTGTTTTCATACATCCACTCGTAACGAGAATCTTCACCCAACTCTTTAAGTGTTTCCATGACCTCTGTAAGTCGGCCCCCTTCAAGAGCTTTTACCCTTGCTTTAACAGCCTCCATATCACTCATCTTTCTTCTCCTCTTTTAGAAGTTCTACAATCTGAATTCGCCTCTTCTCAGCAGAACTCTGTGGTGTAACACCTTTAGCTTTCAACCACGCTTTATCCATTTTCTTTTTCACTAAATCTATCGCCAGCTTTTCTATCTGTGCATCTTTAAAAGAAACCCCATGCTTATCCGAGTAGGCAAGAGCCGAGTTACAGTCTTTACAAACCAACCTCAAGTCCTCCTCTGTTACATACAAAAGCCTCTCAACAAACCCCTGAATATCCTCCGTCTTGTTTAACTGTCCAGCAGGATTCTTGTGGTCCACTTGACACAAAGACATCGGGAATTCTCCCCCACACATCTCACAATCAAAGCCAAAGACTGTAGGTTTTTTACCTTTAGGATTGGGGTTAGCTATTTGCTTCCTCTTTTTCTTAATCAGATTATGCTTAATTGGGTTGTTTGACCAGCATTTTCTCAAGCACCCTCGAAGATAAGTGAAGAAAGCTGTTGAGTTTTTCCAAGGTGAACCTTCGTACCCCCACGGTTGCTTCATACTTCAATCCCCATTTTATTCATAACCTCCAGAGGGTTAATTTCATCATCTGGTGAACGCCTCATGTGAGCGCACGCAAGATACATTTGCATCAAATCAATAGCGTTCTTGGTTACTTCCTCACCGTTCCATGCTATGTAGGTGACTGGCTCAGGATACCATTCTCTGTAAAGACTCACCATCTTTTCCCAGCATTCTTTATCTGTAGTAAGCTCAGAGAAATCTTTAAATGCGGCTTTTTCCCCATACTTAACACCAGCAAGCTCGGTTGGTTTGTAGCAGTCGGACGGATCACCAATAGTTGCTTGAAGATACAGCCACTTACGACCAAAGCCATCAACCTTATTTTTACCATCAATAAACAGTTCACCAACACCAGAGATAAACTTAGGCTCTTGCATCTTATCCCAGTTGTAAAGCCAGCCCATACACTGCTTCGCATCCTTATCTACAGTGGCCTGAACGATACGTTTTTTAGCCTTAAAACCTTCGTAAGCGTAAGAGGCTAACACATCGTCAGACTCCCAACCATTCGCCTTTTCTGCCTTGTATTTGCGCAGTAAATAGCCTTGCACTTCCTTCAAATGGAAGGGTTTAATCATGTCTGTGCGATTACTCTTATATTTAGTTGGGAGTAAGAGGTTATCACGAAAATTACCATCTCCTTGCACAACAACCTTCATCTCAGAGCAACCTGATGCCTTATGAATGTTCTCCAACATAACTTTCACAGTATGAAGACAGTTCTCTATAGCGTCAACTTCTCGATCATCAATGATTTCAAATTCTGATTCTTCCCACTTATCCTGCTCTTTCAGCCAATCTTTGAAAGCAGTACGGTGTTGAAATTCTTTATCTCTGCCGGTGGACTTATGCACGGCTTTGATAAATCGCCTCTCACATGCAGCAGACGCCTTAAAGCCGATTAAGTCTCCATCTACAACTACTAGACTCACACTATCTCCTCCGTGTTGTATACCCTCACCCCACCTAAACTCTCATATATGGAAATTACCATTTCTATATTATACGCATAAGTCGTCTCGGTGTATCCGTCTGGCATTTCTTCTTTGCTTAGAATTCCACATATTAACTTCTCTTTACAAAGCCTCTCGGCTTTTATACAAGCTGCCTTATTAGGAAACTTCCAGATTCCTAAAGTCCTTATATCGTAGAGACAACCAGAAGTTTGATGGACAGCCCTCATATGACTGTTCTTACTAACGCCAAATTTTATTCCAAGGATTACCCCCTTATCGGCTATCATATTTATATAAGCCTCTATAAAGTAATTTCCCTTACCACAACTACAACCTACCTTACCTTTAGATAAATTTGAATAATAAGATTCATATGTTTCAGAACAAATCGGACAGGTAACAACCCAATAACTTTTATAACCATTAGAGTCTAACCTATTACTTCGTTGGAATCTTGTATCTTTGTGAAAGGAGTTCGTGCTCAAAAACCTGTTTATCATATATGTGTCAGGTTTAGTATTTCTTATCGAGACGCTACACTTTCTACAAAAATTACCTTTGATGTGTTTTGGTCTATTGAGTAAGCAATTAAGTGTAGTTGTAGTCCACTCCCCGTGTGTTGGACAAATCAAAGAGCAAAAACTATTGATTAGAGTTTTATCTTTCCTTTCTATCAACCCGTTAAACTTTATACCATTAGTTTCAGCAACTCTTTTCGCTAAAACCTCAAGCTGGTCTTTATTTAGCCTTCTCGAAGGCCCACAACCACAAGGGACACTACCCCTGCTTAAATTACTGAGTGTTGTTTTAAAGTAGCCTTCTCCATATAACTCAGGGTCTTGGCTGCAGATGTTACACCAAACAATATGTACTATTGGTAGGTTTGAAACCTTCTTAACCCTCCCTATAATCTGTAAATGATCTTGGCCCCACAAACTAGGTCGGGGGTCAAGGCACAATATACCTGTAGTCTCTAGTATATCTGAAAGATTCAAGTCTTAATTTGCATAAGACTCGTATGCTGCACGAATCTTTGCAAACTCCTCCGATTTTTCTTCAAAAATATTCTTCACGTAGAGCGCCGCAGCTGCTTTCAAAGTTTTAATATCCAGCTCGGCTTCTTTACCGCTATCTTGTAAAGCTTTGATGCTCAGTCGGACATTCTCAGCTTCACTTAGGAGTCGGACCATATTATTGAAAAATTCCACTTCGTTCATTTTTATTCACCCTCTTGGAGCATGTTGATTTCAGAAGCCAGTTGATAGGCACGGTTAAAGCAGTTTTGCATATTCAGTTCACTCATATTTATTTCTCCTTAATTGAAAATGTTGTTTTGTTTGTACAATTCTACAGCTTGTAGCATGTCCTGCTCATCAATAGCTGTGACTTGCAGAATCGTCGTAAGCTCTGGGATGAACACGGCATTCCAGTAGGTGCCGCCGAACTCTCCGGCCTCGACAGAGGCTTGTGTCTCTAGTTTAACATTGTTCATCCTTCTCTCCTTTAAAGAAGCCCCTATGTTTCAAGGGGCTGTTGATTTAGATCAGAATGGCAACTCGGTATCGTCTTCAAAGTCTGGAGCAGGTTCTTCCTTCTTAGGCTTCGGAGCAGCTTTCGGCTTTTCAGCTTCTTGCTTCACTTCTTTGGGAGAACCCTCGCTCTTAGATGAACCACCACGCAGAGACTCAATCTGCTTCTGAATAACGCTACCTTCGTAGTTGCTTGCACGCTTCAGGGTATTAACCACATGAGCACGAAGTTCCTTGATAGCAGTTTCTTCATTCTGCTTATTAAATTGAATCATCATCGGAGTAGTGAGAGGTTCTGGAGCAGACTGACCACGCCCAAGACCACTTACAAACTTAATGTACTCCGTGTAATAACGCTTACCCTTACTCTCTTTGAAGAACACTTGTGCTTCAAACTGGAAAGCTTGACCAAGCAGCTCACTAATCCGTTGAGGCTTAAACACTTCACCGGGTTTAATCAGCTTGGATGCAACAGCCATCTTATAGAAAAGATGCTTTTGATCCAGACTCCAATCCCCAAGCTTCTTGTTCACTTTCAGAGGAGTAGGACGACCAATAATCATCCCGCTATCCTGAATGTAGAACTGACCGCCCAACCACAGACGCAGAGGAAGAGGTTTGGATTCACCGAAGAACTCACCCTTGTCAATGATAATCTCAGGGAAATCAACTGCCACTGCAACACACTGAACAGCCTTCTGAGGCCAGCACTTCAGACGCACAGGCTTACCCTTGTCATCCTTACCGTCTTTAAAGTAAGTGTCAGGATATTCAGCAACAGCTTTCCGCTCATCCTCCTCTGTACCATTAAACACCATCTCAGCGTCTTCTTGCTCTTGTGTACCGAGGTCTACAAGCATAGACACATAACCCACAAGAGTTTCACGCTCTTCCAACTGTGCGGTTTCAACAACATATTGATTCAAAGCATCAAAATCAACCTTGTTACCAGAACCGCTTTCTTTTTGATCAACACCGTACACTTCGAAGCTCATATAGATAAATCTCCTATTTGATTATAAAATACAGCTTTTATGTTGCAAGCTGCCAGCACTTCACACATCGGCAACAATGCCGAATTCTTCAAGTAAGAGGCTTTACCGCACCTCACCCTTACCAACAAGTTGAACAATACTTACACCATTCTCTTTACCACCAAGACGAGCTTTAAGCTCCCTCGCTGCTTCTCGTGTATATTGCAAAGACACAACTTCACCATGTACAACAACAGCATAACCTTTCATCGAATCAATTTTCATCTTATTCCTCTCCTTCTAGTTCATTGCGTACAGCGTTAATAATAGCGTCTTCTACATCATTAAAGCAATCTTTATAGTCCATTGCTTCCTCAATTTTGTAGATGTCCAAGCCATTATCCTTGAAGACGTTGAATAATGCAAGCCAAGCTTGGTCTGTGATTTCATCAAGTTCATCGTAAGTCATTGGGCTTCCTCCATTGTTTGTCTAGGTGTGCGTAGAATGGCACGTTTTTGTTTGGTTGTCAAGCTGATTTTTGGGAAATTGTTTAGTGGATATCAGAATACCGATAGCCCACTTGAGTCTCACAGCCCAGCTTACGACGAAGTTTAAAATCCTCGTTCACTTTGTCAATAGACGATTGAATAATCTCCTTAAACTCTTCAATGAACTTTTCTTTATTGCGAACGACAAAAATATGTTCATCGTGGAACTGTCCCGTCAAAGTCTTGGCCCCATATCTCTTGTGCATCTCTGTCAAGCAGTTATCCAGCCACATATCAAAGAAGAATGCACCTGTTCCCTGAGCAAGCGTAGAGAAGCGATCAGACTCTTTACGCAGTGAATAGCAAAAACCGTTTATAGGGTTCACGAGCCACTTGTTCCCCCTGCTGTCTTTAATTACAACTTGTTCTTCTGCAATCGCTTTGACGGACCAGTTCAGCTTCCAATAAGCTTCGTGCAGAATTTCCCCTTCTTTTACAGGCACACCAGCAGCTTGCGCAATTTTTGCAGCACCTGCATTGTACACCGAAGCATAGTTTGTAGTCTTACCCTTCTTCCGCGCAGCCTTTGCGTTTGCTGTTTTGTTTCCTTTCTTGAACTCGTCGTACTCCTCTTGTGTAATCATCTTGGCAATCAAAGCCATAAGGATGTGTGGATCGAAATCATCCTCTTGCATCGTTGCAACGTACTCAGGGTCATGTGGAAGCATGAAGTGGTGCTTCACACGGTCCTCAAGAGAAGACAGGTCTGAGCCAAGACTTACTTTCCCCTCTCCTGCAATCAAAACCCCACGAATAATCTTACCATAAAGCTTGTCTACACCAGCTAGATTAACAATCTCCGCATGTTGCATCCTCAGTGTGTTGGTAAGACCTGCAATACGAGCTTGAAGTTTACCATTTCGCATATCCCTTTTAAAACCATTCAATACACCAAGCCGATGCTTAAGTACACAATATTTTGCGTACACACGAATCTCTGGTACTTCCTCAGCAAGCTCTTCGAGTGAAGGGCACAACTCTTTCCCTTCATCACCTGCAATCGTGATTTGTGGGATAGCCCTCTCTTCTGGTCGGGCAGCCTTCCAAGCCTTCCACGCCTGATGACTAGCACCCTCTCGTGGCTTTGATGCAATCCACTTGTTGAACGCCTCTTCATCTTTCTCATACTTGAAGCTTTGCGGAATCCAGCCCTTTGAGTACAAAAAGGCTTTAATTTGTTCTGGGCTGTTTCCATTAGGCTCTTCATAAGAAGTCAGCAACTTAACAACACCCTCTTTATTTGAGGGTTTTACCATAGGGTTTCCGTGCTCATCTGTTGCCTTCGACTCAATGAGTTTTTTAACTTCTTCCCAAGCCTCGCCAGAAGCAGACAAATCGCCGTTCTTCTTGAACGGCTTAGCGGGTTTCTTGCGGTCAACATACTTGGGCACCATAGGCATAACAGACTCAAGCTCTGCTTTTGCTCTTTTGCCCTCTTCTGTAAGTTCCTGAATAGAAGATTCAAGCAACTCAACATCAACATCCCAACGTGTCTTTTCTTGAAGTCTTGCGCAATCCATCTTGAACATCAGGAAAGTCAGAAGTCGGTCAATTGCTTCATCCGCTGAACTCCCTACAAACTGGTCAAGATAAATTTCTTCATCTTCTGACATACGTTTGCCGCCGACCTTGCCTGCATTAATCTCAGCTTGTGCAAGAGTATACATGTCAATCAACCGGGCTTTTAGGTCTTCCCACAACGCCTTGTTAATCTTAACGTCTTCTTGGCAACGGTGGCGATATTCTTCATAAGAAAGATTTTCCCAGTCGTCAATCTTTGGTTTTTCAATCCCATAATCTTCGTGGAAAGAATCGAGACCGTGTTTAGGACGATTTGGGTTGAGATACCAACTCAAAGCCAAGCTGTCAATAAGCATAATCTCTGACAAATCGATGCCCAAAAGTTTCTCGGCCAAAGGTATGTCATAAGAGATGCCCGAGTGCATGACAATGGGGATTTTCTTTTCTAGGTGGTAGCGGAAGAAAGCTTTAATACGCTCAGCTTCCTCCGTCCCGTGAAAAGAGTTTACACCCTTGTTGTCTAGCTGGTAGGACAGAACGTGCAGCTTAGTAGCCTCATCGAGCAGCCCATCAGCCTCAAAGTCAGCTACTGTCGCCACCCTCCAGTTCGTGATCTTCTTCAAAACTTCCTCCTAAGTATTTTATAGCATTTTTCAGAGACTCTTTATTGTCTTTAAAAAGACCCAGACCTCTGTTGCAGTTATGGCAGAGCAGTCCCCTTACCTTGCCCGTATTATGACAGTGATCTATAACCAAAAGCAACCTCTGCCCCGGCACAAGCTCAAATCCAACACCACCACAAATCGCACAAAATCCGTTGTGAGCTTTTACAAGTTCTTCATACTCTTCTAGTTCTATTCCGTAAGCTTTTTTCATTCTGAACCTGTCATGGCCCCTCTGAGAACAGGCATCAGAACAGTACAAGTGGCTAGGAGCCAGCGGCTGAAAAATCTCAGAGCACTCCTTACAAGGTTTTGGCTTAAAATATCCTTGTGGATACTTACTTGGCAGTGCTGTGAAGTTTTCACTACTCCTGTTTTCTGGTCTTTTGTATCGACCTTGTTTTTCTGTCAATGTAATCCCCTTAAAAATCTACATCGTTAAAATTATCTTCACAAAGAAGAACTTCCCAACTCTCGTCATCAATCTTGAAAGTATCCGCTACCCCCAGATAAGACCAAGGACGGTTTTTCAACACAGTCAGCCGAACACGGCCACGGCTCCGATCTGGATTAATCTCTGGCTCAAGCCCTAGAATAACAAAACTTAGCTGTTCCAGCGCGGCGGAACCACGCATCATTTCCTTTGATACCTGAACCCAATACGGCTTAGGCTCTTCACCCTCTTTCAGTTTTGGTGCCTTAAATTGTTCGGCTGCACTACGGTTGATATGACTTACGGCGATAATACAGACATCATTTGCTGCGCAGAATGCGGCAAGCTCAGTCATCACCATATCCAACTCTTTCCGTTCATCTTTAACAGCGCTGCCTGAAATCACCAAGCTTAGGTGATCGAGGATAATAAAATTACAACCCTCTACCAAGTGCATGTGCTTAATCTTCGCCATAAGTTCGCTTACCGGAAGACTGCCAAAATGACCAAGCATAACAAGTTGATCGTTATCCACAATCTCGTTGTAAGCTGCCTGAATCTTTTCTTTTGTTGTCACCTGTAGAGGGTTGTTTTTAAACTCCAAGTAGTTCACTTTAAGCTTCGCGGCAATTAGTCGCTGCATTGTTTCTTTGTTCGTTTCTTCCAGATAAATCATACCAAGCTTTTCTCCTGCTTCCATAAACGCAGAAGCGAAAATAGAGCAAACTGTACTCTTACCAACACCGCTGGGGCTAGTAAGCAAAACAAGCTCCCTTGTGCGGAAGCCGTGTAGTTTATCCATCAAGCGTGGAAAACTGTTTACATAAATACCCTCTGGCCGAGGCTCCAAAAGGAACTCCAAATCCAAGTCACCTGCTTTAACAATCTTCTCAGATGAGTATGGGCGACGGCCGAACTGTACAAGCTTCGCAAGATCACTAGAACGACCCGCCTGCATAAAGTCTGAGGCGTCTTTAAAGCCCTCCTCTGGTGTCACCGTGAACAAAGAGAGGCCACTGCCTACCAAGGCATTCGCTACCGCCTCACGAGCCTCGTGCCCCTTCATAATCTTCTTGGCAAGCTCTGCTGGCGTGCAATGATCGTCGTCAAAGAAGATCGTGAGTGCATCGTGACTTAAAACGTAGCCTTCATTGTGGAGAATAGATTCCACTGCATTAGCTGTACCCATAGGAATAGAGACAACCAGTGGCTCAATACCTTCGTACTTCGTCCCTTTTACATTGTCAACAAGGGATTGGAAAACCGATAGACAGTCCCATTGCCCTTCCGTCACAACCAGATTATTCCTTTTCCGATTCTGCGCTTCTGCTACATTCTGACCAAACATTTTGTTGCCGATGGTCACAGAACCGATGGCAGACCAGTGGCCTTTCTCTTCTTTACCTTTAGTTAGGTCTTGTTTCGTATAACCAACTACTTTACCCTTTTGGTTATACGAAGGGAAATAAACGGCGGTTGGTGTTTTGCCGTCTTCTTGCGATACCGCCACTTTAACCCCAAAACGTTCCAATGTCTCTTTACGAATACCACGGTCTGGAATATCTGCGGACTTGAATGTTGTTACTTCAGTTACCGTCTCTTTAGGCTCAAAGCCTTCATCACTACGCATTTTCTCTCCTCGTTTATATTTACGTTCGTAAGCCACAATTATTCTCCTTAGTGCTCAAATCATCGTGTGGGCTTGTCCCGCACTATCCACGCTTCTTAAACAACACACCACCTTTATTCTTAAACAAACTGTTCCCATGAACCCACCGCCCAATGATGAAAGATAGTGGCCCACATACACCACCAAACACCATCAGAGGAACATGATCCCAAGTAAAATCAAACTCCTTCGTCCACCAGTAAATAAAACTAGCTGCTCCAGAGATGAACCAGACGATACAGATTACAATAAACAGAAAAGCTTCCATCATTCCTCCAAGTCTTGTTCTGTGATTACGTACTCCACAGATTTACAAACCAAGTAAAAGTTGACTTCAGGAAGTTCTTGACACCACTTCTCCAAAGCTGCTTGCAAAGACTCACGATGTAAGCTTTCAACATCAGACATCCAATCCTCTGACCATTCACCACCGATATCATAAGCACGATCAGCCAACAACTCGAGAATATCATCAACGTCGATAAGATTGCTCACTTTAGGATGTTTAGCTTCCGCCTTCCAGACAACATCCCCGACTTTTAGTTCGGGGTTATCATCTAGTAGATCGACAAGGCAAATGCTGTTAAAATCTTCATCGTTTGCAGACCACACCTCTTTATAAAAATCCATACCTATTCCTCCATTTCAGCTTCATATCGCCCATGAGCAACACCCTCTCCGAAAGCTTTATCGCTCTCAGATTCTACAATCTTCTCCCACTTCTCAGCCTCAATGTCTTGTACTTCTTGGACAATATAGCACAAGAAGTCTTCTAGTTCAAATCCTTTGCATGTGAGAGTTCCATTATAAGCAAAGCTTAGAAGCTCTTTTGGGGAATACTGCCTGTAACCTTTTGAGATTTCAACAAAGCTCATCTACCACCTCCCAACGAAGATCACCAGCAGCATCGAAGATGTGTCCACAAAGGTGTGAGTTCTTCAAGTTAACCGTAATGGTGAGGCCATCATCAGCTTTTAACAACCCAAGATCATCCTTGATAACGGGGTGCTTCTCCGCATCGTAAATCTTACCAACTGTGAGATACCCTTGAACTTCGGTTGCAAGCTCACCATCACCAACAATACGCACTTTCAAGAACGAATCTCCAGAACAGCGTTGACAGGGATAAACTCGCTTGAGTCGTTGTAATTATCTTCAAGGTCATAAACTGTTCCGTCTGAAAGAGCTACCACAGAATTATCATCTGTACTTAGTACATAACAACAATCGTCGTCAATATAGACCTTACCTTGCTTTAGTTCGTGGCGGTTTACACCTTTGTTAATGTGTCGAACGTCATTAATTTCCATCACTTAATCTCCATTTGATTAACAAGCTGTTTGATTGCAGAGAATACAGCATCAACCTCATCAATGTCAAGACGGATTTGTTGGATAGCTCCGTTGTAGTCTTGCTCTACAATCAAGAACGCTCCACCACCCTCATCTTCTAGGTAAATCTTAGTGGTATTTTCGTCGTAAAGCAATTCGCCTATGTCGCTTACAGATTTGTTCTTTGCGACGATTACACTAGTGAAAAACGATACGAAACTAGGCTTTTGATTTGATGTTTGAGGGGCTTCTGTAGCTTCGTGGTTGATTTCATCATCTTTGATATACCAAAAATCAGACGGATCACTAATAAGTCTTACAGTGTAATGCTCATCATCACGGTTGTGGTCACAAAGCTGATAAATCTTGACAGCAACTCCGGGCACAAACGTCTTATTCCAATTCTGTTCAACATTCTCTACCAGTACAACAACATCACCCACTTTGTATTTGAGAGTCATTCTTCTTCCTCCGAGTGTTTGTATTTCTTGGGGCGTAGCTTATTCTCTTTCTTCTCATTCGTAAAGACAGCAGGCTTACAGAATTTATTGAAATGCTTTGCCACGTAATTCCTGTCTTTGTTTTTCATTTCCCACAAGCCTTACGATAAATTGCATGAATCACTGTACCAGCAGGAATATCCTCTGTTGTTGGCACTGTAACACCATAGGTAGAGTCTTTGCAATCAAAATAAATCTCTGTGTCCAATGTGTAACGCCCAACAGGGTCTTGCACGATCCAGCGTGTACCCTTGTATTTGAAATTGTTTTCCTTTGTCCCGTAATCGTAGAACTTACGCTCTACTAGGTGAATGTTCCCGAAGTCATCCTTAAGGAACGGCACCATATCAAGGACAGCGGCCTGTGTAAACAGGGGAAGCGATAGGGTTACAGCAGCAACAATCTTTTTCATCTGTGTCTCTCCTTTGTTTGTTTGGTTGAAGACAAATATACACTACATATACAGCTTTGCAAGCCTTATCTTCTGAATTCATTTCTATCGTCTAGCTACAGAGGATAGAGAAAATCAATGAGAATGTGTATTGCTTCTGGGGAGATGTGGTGTAGAATCCTAGCTCAAACATTCTGTTCAAAAATTAGTCAAATCAACATTTCATTTTGCAAAACCCCCGTGGCACTAAGGCTGGAGAGGAATTTGTAATACAAGACCGAGGAGGAGTATGAGGTATCAATTAGATAGGGTAGAGGATGAGTATTTATATGCTTCTACTATTACTAACGTTAACAGCAGTCTTTACTACCATAATAGTAAGTGGTGTATTCCTGTTGTTCTCTCTCTCCTTCAAGAGACATCTGGTAAGAACAACAAAGCAGTTAAATGGTTTGTCACCAACACAGCTAAAGCAATAAAAGCAAATTGCTCTGGCTTTTTTGTATCCCTAAATCCCCACTATTACACGAGAAACGTGCAAAAGATCGGGTACAGGGGTGTGATTTCTCTCCTTAACCTACTAGATGAAGAGGGGTATATAGACATCTATGTTGGCTTCGTGGTTGAGTGGGATGAGAAGGGTAAACCTCTGCACAGTGTACCATCATTCGTGCAATTTACAGAAAAATACCTTGCGTTGTGGGAGGATATCGATGTAAAATTGCTTCCTAACCTGCCAGCAGAGGATTTAGTGGAAATTAAAGACCGGGAAACTGGTGATCTTAAAAGCTTGAGAGGCCGTAACGGCCTCGGTCCAATCAAAGGGGTGGTACAGATGCTGAATGACAGCTTGAAAGAGGTGAAGATTGAGTTTATGGGCAAGCGTGTTGCCCCTGTGGAGTACAAAAGAATCTACAGTAATAGTCTGTCGGAATGCGGACGGTTCTTCGTTGCTGGGGGTGGTGTTCAGGTTATACCAGAAAAATATCGCAGCAAACATTTGCGTTTTGATGGTGAAAGGGTTGTTGAGCTTGACTTTTCAAGCATCCATCCTTTTATTTGCTATGAACGTCTTAATTTGGGCGGTGGGTTTGACTGTAATCTGTGGGAAATCATCGGACAAAACTTTAAGCCGTATGATGCTGATACAAGTATGTTGCAAGTAGACTGGGGAATGGTGGGCGAGTTTAAAAGGCAACATAAAATTGAAAACTATGATCCGGTTCGCAACCTTTGCAAACAAGCGCTGTTAACATCCATAAACGCCGTAGATAGGACAAGCGCAGTTGCTGCTGTTAGTAGTGAATTGTTCAGAGATATGAAGAAAGCGGGTACAAAAGATGAAGCAAAGCGCCGATATGTTGGGTTACTTCCGAAGGTTCAGGTAGGAGAGCTTTGCGACGCTATCAAGGAGCACAATTATATCATCGAGGACTTCTTTTTCCGCGACATGGGCGTCAAGCTCATGAATACAGATAGTAACATTACAGCACGGATTGTAGAAAGTATGGTACAACAAGGTGAATCTATTCTATGTTACCACGATAGTTACATTTGCAGGGCTAGTGCTGAGCAAATGCTGCATGATGCTATGTTGAAGGCGTGGAAGGATGAGATTGGTGATAATCAATTCTGCAAGATTGAGAAGAAATAGGAGTATTTATGAAAGTAGGTAAACTTATTGACGGAATCCCCTATTCTTGGGAAGAGATTTACAATCTCACAGGATGTTGTCGAGAAGATTTTCTTTATGACACGAGCGGAGAGTGCTACAATCTGCTCATCGAAGCAATCAAAGCTAAGAAAGGAGAGGAAGAAATAAATCCTTGCAAACGTAAGGAAAACGCTGTAAACTGCTCCACATATCCACTATCCACAAGAACGTGAGGAATTAGAGATGAAATGTCTAGAAGATAAAGGTTATAAATGCTGGAAAAATGATGTTGATAGTGCCAGTAGCACTAAGCATTGGCAACGCCGGGTTGATCTAGACGAAGGGTTTGATGCTCCTTTGTGTCAGTGCAATGAAAAGCTTCACATTAACATCCGTCAACACGAGTTTGCGACTCAGGACCACGAGCATAAATCTTGTGAGATTTACATTTGTGGTGAAAACAAGGACGGAGAGTGGTGTGATATCAAGATTTACAGCATAAAGCCAGAAGAGTTAGAAGTGAAGCTTGACAATCTGGAAACTAAAGTGTTGAATATGTGGAAAGCATTCAATCCCTGAGGAAAGATATTAACTCTTAAGAAATTATGAATACATTCTCAAATTTTGTTAAAGACTCATTGATTTCTGCGGGATATGCTGTAAAGAAAATATCTCGTTGTACAAGCTCAAGCGTTTGGGCTATTATGGATGGAGATAAAGAATTGTTTTCTTCTCCTCGTCTCGGAGACGTGTTGATTGAAGCCTCAACACAGCTTGGAATTGAAAAGGAGGCTTGACAGGTAGCGTTAGGTGCTCTACTCTCTCAAGCATGGAAACAGAGCTTCGCTCTGAGTTGCCAAGGATGGCCCTCTAACGAGACATACGAGAACACAGGAGAATCAAAATGCGTGTACATATGAGCCTTGAAGAGAAACGCAAGCTTCTGGATAGTGCAGGAAGTGGATTCTTCAGCGTGGAGTTCGAAAAGAAGGACCACAGCATTCGCTCTATGAACTGTAAGAAGTGGATCGAACGTGCGTTCACCTATGGATCGAAGAACGCAAAGCCTTCCCCTTTCGCCGGTAAGCCTGAGTACTTCCTAGCTGTCGATATGGCTAAAGAGGAGTTCCGAGCAATCAACCTGAATTCATTGCGTAAAGCTACGATCAACGGTAAACTTTACGAATTTGATAACTGAGAGGAGCAACTATGTACGACTACGACCAGCACCAAGAAGGCCCAAAGACTAAAGAATCATTCTGGGATGAGCTTGATAAAGATGATGTGCATGATGTTATCGAAAAGCTACAGCAAAAGCCTTTGACTGGTGTTTCAAAGCACTATGCTGACGGCTATGGCTCAGCCTTGGATGATACCTATTATGCCGCTACGCTGTGTATTGGCGCTGTGAAGCAGCACATGGACCATTGGCAAGGCTATGTTGCCACAAACGCAGAAGAGCATGGTTATTGCAATGGTCTGAAGGATGTGTTAGATTTGCTTACAGAAATCGTTAAGGAGCGTATGTAATGACAACAGATGAAACCATTGTGTATATCGAAGGCGGAATTCGTCGTATCCTTGAAGCTGTAGACAATGAACGGGCATATTGGGCGTGGTCTTACAGTCATGGTCAGATTTATATGGCTGAGAGCCTTGGGGTTATCCACTACGAGACAGCACGAGACCTACACAAGAAGGTAGATGAGTGTCTGGACGCAGCATTGGCTAAATTTGAGGAGGGAGTAGATGGACAGTAAGTTAAAACAGTGGCGTGACGACCAGAAGCACCTACCGGAGTTCATGCGGGACTTCCACAACTGCAAGCAACTCTTCAAGGGTATAGCTGACTACATTGAACTTGAAGACGATCACCCTGCCAAGGGTGTCAACTGGCGGCAAGCGCACTGCTACACCATAGATGTATTCTTGTGGTTCATGGCGCGTCACGGGTTCACGCTTCAGCGCTCCAGGGCGCGTCAAAACTTTGATGATCTCGACGTGCTGCTGAATCATTTGGACGATCTGCGTAAGCAGGCATTCACCGATGCTATGCGACAAGCCTAAGCCCCTTTCGGGGCTTTTGTCGTTTCTGAGCCTGTGAAAATATTCAAAATCCGCAGAAAAAGTGTTGACAGAGGTTTCTGAGGGGTCTAGTATCTCTTTTACAGAAACAGCACTTAAATTGTTTGAGGAGAGTATTATGCAATATAAATCATGCTCACACGTCTTTCATTTCATTATGTGCCTGCTAACAGGGTTTATTTGGGGTGTGATATGGATCGCTTGCGCTGCCAGTGTTGCACGTCATAATAGGCGTGTTGATGCTTCACAACGTAACGAACAGCTTGAATTGCTTCGTCGTATTGCAAACGGACAAGAAGCCGAACAACTGATTAAACAGATTAAGGAGAAATAAATGGCTATTAATCGAGAGTTAGCAGAGGATTATGGGCTGGATGAGTCCGATATTCAAGAAATTGAATCGCTACACGAGAAGCTAGACACATTCATTGCAGCTTGGATTAAAGAGCCTTACTCGGAAGATCGTGCAGAAGAGATTCATAGCATCGAGGAAAGGCTACAGGCTTTGTGGGGTTTCCCGATAGATCGTGGATACCATACATGGGCGAATCTTTATGAGTTCCGTTGTCAATGGGCTGGTAAGAAATATCGCTGTCAAGAGACAGGAGAAGAGTTTACAATTCCCGATAATGTGAAACCTTGTGATTTATTTAGTTTTGGGAAATGCTTCGTTGATGTTGGGCGATTGAACTGTTATAGTCGAATGTGCGGTCCCATTGTAGATTTAAATGCGGAGTGAGAACCTGATAGCTAAAATCAATTAGCCAAGGATTAACCCTATAGCTATCATTGCCACACACAAACAGCATCCATCGAGGAGTTGATTCTATGAGCAGGATGTACATTCAGCCATCATGGGTAGGAGCAGCAGAAGATTGGAGCGGGGACAGTCCAGACAATCGCAAATGCTTAAGCCAAGAGCTGTATCTGCCAAACGGGAAGGCTAACACCAAAGCATTTGCTGACGAAGCGCCAAAGCCTAAAGCTAAGAAAAAACGTAGCATTGTAGAGCGTGTGTCTCTAGCCGACAGTCACTACAATAGGCTTGAAGCTTTGAGCTTTGAGCTTGATAAAGAGTTGGAAAACGGCAATGTATCGTTTGAGGACTACGTATATCTGCGTCAAGTGATGGACAGCCGACTTGAGAAGGCTTGGCAACGTCTCGCAAAAGCGAGGGGTTTTATTGACGAAGAGTCAGAGGTTGAAAGCCACAACAGCTTCAGACAGAACGTCGATTTTGATAGCAAAAACCCCAGCAAACAATCGATTTCGCGTAGCGTTTCGATTGACTACAGCAAGGTAGATATGCCTGCTGTCTTCGATAGCATCAAGGATGACAACGTATTCAAGAAAATTTACTTCTTTTGCTTGACAGCTAGACAATCCATTGCTAAGATTCTCCCAACAGCAACGAAATAGAGGGTAAGAAAATGCACAAACACAACACACACAAGAGAGTAAGAACATGAAATCCTACAAATACGAAGAAATTGTAGAACGTAAGAACAAAGAAAAGAAGATCAAACAAGAACGCCGCAATGTTCGTCAAGCTAAACGCTTTGATTGGACGGGAGAATAATCATGGGCCTTTTAGTTCTTAGTTGGGCGATAGTGCAGCATCCTGTTCTAATCCTGCTTCCTTTGCTTCTAGTGGCATTTAGCTTGGCAGCTTTGGAAGTGAATCACAGCGAATACGGGAGTGTTTGAAATGGGTGTTGCACTGTCAATCGTTGTGTTCTTGCTTGTACTATTCTCTTTCGTTTGTGGAAGGCTTTGGGGTTATTCTGATGGATACTCCGCAAGCCTACGAGATGCAAAGCAAGCTTTACAACAAGCAACACGCGATGAGGCTTTGAATAGACGTAAGCTATCAGCTCAAGAAGCTTGATAGAAACGTTTATAGAAAATAGTTGTTGACGGTTGCAGTGTATAGGCCCATAATTCACCCAACGAAACAGAAAACACTATTCATAAGGAAAACACCATGACCATCATGACCAAAAAATTAGCCGGATTCCTGTTCTTCCAAGTGGTAGATGCGAAGGGTGAAGTATTGCAGGTGCTGTGCAGTAAAGAAGAAGCCCAAGCGTGGATGGAGGCTCAGAAATGAGCCTAGATACAAAAGAATCTGTCGAACAAAGGCTAGAGGCTCTTACAGCTCTAGCCAATGAGCGCATGGATAAGGCAACCCATCTCCCCGGCCTTGTATACGCGGGAATCTTCTGGCTCACTGTCGATGAAGTGGCAGAGCATCATGCGCTTGTACAGGCTTTGCAGGCTCTTACAAAGGATAGCGCAGAGAATGCAAGGCTCAGGATTCAAGAGAAAATAAAGCAAAGAAAAACGAAAAAGATGCTTGACGCAACCCCATAAAATTCTTAAAATGGGCACATCAGCCACATACTGAAAGGTGCTACGAAATGTCCGACAAAATCTACATGACCCTTATTGCAGCAGCCACTTTCGTCAGTGGGGCTATCTTCATAGGCCTGATGTTCGCAGCTTGCACAAAAATATTAGAAATTTCTCTTGCCGGGGCTTGACCTCGGCTTTTCTTTTGCGTAGTATATGAATCACGGGAGCTTAGCGGAGCTAAGACAACGAGGCAGGAGGGTGCCTGTGATTTACTTATCTATCAGCTCCGGTTTATTGATAGAAAATAATAATAGAAAGAATTGTAGAAATCGCTTGCACAGGTTACCGGTTGCTGTATACTGAACACATAGAAAGCAAACACCACTTAGGAGAAACACCATGTACGCTATCACTCTCGACAACATCCGCGTCTTCCCCCTCTACAGCGCAGGCGCAGCCCTGGAAGCTTGTGACCCTATGGCCTTTCGCGTAGGATTGGGCGATTATGAAGGCGAGATTCAAGCAGAATTGGGAGATGCTATTGATAATGAAGACGATACTGAAATTGAATGGTTGGATGAAGAATAAACCATAGAGAAAATATATCGAAATCATCTAGTTGAATAGAAACAATCAATTGGATAACTTTATTATGTTGTCTTATAGTGTTTACAAGCTAAACAAACAAAGGTGTAGAGAAATGAAATTCAGATTCACTAATACAAGAACAGGTGAGCGATTCAGTTTTAGTGACGTCCCCCATATTGCAGCAAGGCTGGTGGTGTATGGAGAAATACCAGAACACTTCATTATTGAAAAACTACTTGATAATGGTGAATGGGTGGTGATAGAATTGCCAGGTAAAGAATTGAAGGAGAGCTAATATGGGTGCTGATAATGGAATATATGTTCTGGTGAATAGCATCATTATGCTCTTTAATGGAAGAAAACTCTGTACGATGGCGGGATTTCTTTTCTTGTCTTATAGTGGGCACAAGTTAAACAAACATAGCGAGAAACAACCATGATATACAACAGGTATGCAAAAGATATAAGCGAATCGCTGTTTAATTCAGTATATTCAGAATTATATACAATGGCAGAAAAACAGAACAAAAGCCTATTTGCAGCAAGCAAAAGAAAACATAAGAAAACTAATGTATATCATGTAGGCGATGCACAAGAAACATTAAACGAATTTTGCAATAATAAACTGTCATTAGGTGACGCATTAGATTATATCGCAATACAGAAAGCCTATCAGACAGACTATAAGCTAGAGGAAGTCTAAACGAAGGGCCGAAAGGCCCTTTTCTTTTGTCCATCTGAAAACCCAACGCTCGCCCACCCTCCCTCCTCGGACGTGCCTCCATGTGGTTATATTCTCACACCACCATCCACGATGCAAGCTTTTTCTCAAAAAGATTTTCTTTTATTTTCTACACAAAACGCTTGACCTCTCTTCCATCCTTTGCAATACTATCTCCAACGAAACAAACAAACCCTGAGGACAAAGCCATGAACATCATTGAGAAAGCCAACAAAGCAGCCGAACAATTCAACGCAGCTATGGCAGAGCTGTTCCCTTCCTACATGGCAAAGGCTGTTGTATCTACCAACCTCGGCGGTGCCCTTGTCATC